CCAACGTGGTCCTCCATTGCCCCGCCCTGCCGGTGCTCAGTTCGCGGCACGGCCAGCGGTGGATCCAGACGCTCAACGAGATGTGTGACGCCTTCGACCAGAGGGGGCACGAGGCGCCCTGGCTCTTCGACTTTGACGACGACGCCGTCTTCTCCCCCGGCTGGGAGGAGAAGCTCCCCGCCCTGCTGGCGGACGAGAGCATGGACGTATATGAGGCCATCTCCCTCTTTCTCTGGGACGACGCCGAGGAGCAGGTGAATGTCCTCCAGCACCACTGGTCCCCCCGGCTGGGGCGGTACCGGGCGGGTGCGCGGCGCAGCCTGGACCGCGAGCTCCATGTGGTGGACTTCGTCCAGGCCTCCATCGAAAAGGGTGGGCGCATGAAGAAGATGCCCTGGTACCTGCTGGACTTCGGGTCCGCCACCGAGGCCGACCGGCAAGCGTGCTTTCGCGCCTGTGCCCGGGCCGGCAAACTGGACCCCTACACCAAGGCCTACATCCGGCCGCCCCTGCTGCGGCCCCTGGCCGACATCCTCCGGGAGTTCCCCCACCCCGGTGATTTCCAAATGTGGCAGGAACGTGTGTTGAATGGGAGTGTGACAGTTGCGTAATCGGAACCCTATGAGCGTGGACGTCCTGGGCAAGCTGGACTACAGCGGCATGAAGGACGACATGGACACCCTGGCCCGGCGCATCCAGGCGGACGACGAGGCCCGGCAGTCCTGGGTCTCGGAGTGCAACGACGTCCGCCGGCTGATCGACGGCGAGGACAAGCGGAAGGCCAAGCCCTGGCCCAGTGCCTCCGAGACCTCCGTCCCCATGCTCAAGCGGTCCCTCCGCCGGTGGAAGCCCACCCTCTTCAATCTGGTGTGGCAGGCGGACCCCATCTGCAGCTTCTGGGCGGGCAACCCCAACGCCATGATGGCCGCCCCTGAGTATGAGCAGTTCTTCACCTGGATGGTGAAGTTCAACATGGACAACGTGGCCCAGGAGCTCCAGCTCCTCCTGGAGAACATGGGCGGCGACCGGGGCATGGGCTACCTGGCCGTCAGCTGGGACAGCCGTTCGGAGCTGACCAGCCGCGTCATCTCCGCTAACAAGCTCCTTCCCGAGGAGCAGAGGACCGATTTGGGCATGGTGGCCCAGGCCATCGTGGCCGAGTACGGCCTGGACCCCAACGACCCCGGGGACATGCAGGCTGTCGTCGAGGCCGCGCAGAAGATCGCGGCCGGCGCCGCCCATGTGCGAATCACCTACCGCCGCGAGCTGGCCAACAAGCCCAAGCTCACGGCCTTCGACCCCCTGGACGTCATCGTCCCCATCCGCAGCGGCCCCTCCCACCTGGCGGAGTACGTCTGCCTGCGGCACCGCTTCACGGCCGAGGACCTCAAGCGCATGGCCCTGGATGGGGTGCTCGACCCCGCCACCGTGGGCGCCGTGCTGGCCAACGTGGGCCCCGACGGCTCCATGCAGCGCAACCTCCCCTCCCCCGACGGCTCCGGCGTCTCCCAGTACGAGACGAACCGGGAGACCGACAGGGGCATCAACAACACCAGCAAGGAATACCAGCGGGAGATCTTCGAGATCTTCTGTTTCATGGACGCGAACGGCGACGGCGTCAAGGAGCGTTGCGTCGTGTGGTACGACGTGACCTCCAAGACCGTCCTCGCCGCCCTCCCCTACATCTACCCCTTTGACCACTGGCCCATCTTCCGGTTCGATTTCGAGAGCACCTCCCGTCGGCCCTACATGTCGCGTGGCATTGGTCACACCTTCAAGGACCTGCAGGCGCACCTGAACAAGCAGTACCGCGCCCGCTCCGACGCCATCGACATCACCCTGGCGCCGGTGTTCTACCAGAGGGTGACGTCGGCCAACCGCGCCCGCCAGATCAAGTGGAGCCCGGGGCGCGTCATCGAGGTCCAGCAGGCCGGCGACTTCGGGGAGATCCAGCGCAATGCCTGGAACCTGCAGCAGTACCTCCAGGCCGAGAGCGAGATCCAGGGGTTCGTGGACCAGACCCTGGGGAACATCACCAGCGACCTCGCCGCCAGCGGGCGCCGGCTGGAGCGCCGTTCGGGCGCCGAGGCCCAGGCCGTGGCCGCTGCCACCAACGCCATGTCCATGATGGAAGCCGTGAACTTCCAAGAGTGCATGAAGCTGGTGTGGCAGGCCGTCTGGGACCTCTGGCTGGAGATCGGCCCCTCGCAGGAGTTCTTCTTCGTCCAGGGATCGCAGGAGCCCAATGTCGTCCGCAAGAGCGACATCGGCTTCGCCTATCAGCTGGTCCCCGCCGGCACGCCCGGCAACACCGACCGCCAGCAGCAGCTGGAGGCCGGCTACCGCCTGCTGGAGATCGCCATGAAGGACCCGACCGGGACCTTCAACATCCCGGTGCTCTATCAGTACATCGCGGCCCGCTTCGACAGTAACCTCGCCAAGGTTGCCCTGCTGTCGCCCGCCCAGCAGCAGCAGCAGCAACTACTCGCGAACGCCGCGAGGGTGATCTCGGAAACTGGAATTGTAACACCGATGGCGGGGGGCACAGGGGGCGGCCCGGCATAGCCGGAGTCCCCCCGCCATCTTTTTCCCAGGAGGTTTGATGCCCCAGAATCCCTTTTTCGAGAAGGCGGCCGACTGCCGCGACCACGACAGCTACGCCCGCTTCATCAACAAGGTCAAGCAGGACGCGGCCGACTCCGAGTTCTGCGGCGCCGTCGACAGTGAGCTCACCCAGGTCCACGGAGAAGTGATGGACCAGCTCATGGCGGCCACGGAGCAAGACAAGATCCTTCTGCTGGTAGGTGCGCTCAAGGGCCTTCGCGCCGCCCGCATCGCTGTGTACCGAGAGTGGCCCGTAGACGAGGAGAACGTCAGTAATGGATGAGAACACCGCCCCCAACACCCCGGCCACGGAGACTCCGGCGCCGGCCCCTGATCAGAAGTCAGACCTGCAGGCCCGCATCGACGCTATCTATGGGCAGGCCAAGCAGGCACAGGAAACGGCATCGCAAGTGTCTGAGGAGAATGCGGCCCTTCGCGCCCGTCTGCTCGCGGCAGAGGAGAAGCTCACCGTCACCAACAAGGCGGCGAGCTCCTCGCAACCCCCCGACCCAGGTTCTTCGTATCGGGTCGAGGGCGCTCCCGTGGGCAAGGACGAGTTGACCGACATTCGCACGCAGCTTGCGGCGCTGAACAAGCGTATCGAACGCCAGGCTCTCGAGGAGCAGCAGTTCAAGGCAGTCCAGAAGGCACGCCAGATTATCCCCGGCCTCGCGGCCGGAGACGACCAGCTTGCCAAGGCGGCGGCCGAGATCTTCGCCCGGGACGAGATGCTTCGTAAGCATCCCCAGGGCCCGATCTTGGCGGCGGCACTGGCGGCCTCGCTGTCGCGCCCTGGAGCGCCGGCCACGGCCAAGGACAAGGCAGGAGCATTCGTTCCCCCCTCGTCCGCGTCTTCGGCCATGGAGGCGGGCGCCACGCAGAAGCAGATCGAGGCGACCGAGGCTGCGGTCACCGAGCTCCGCAACAAGATGCGGCAGAGCGGCGGATCGCAGTATTGGGCTCAGTACAAGAATCTGCAGGTGAAGTTGGGGGAACTCAAAAAGCAAAAAGGCTAATCAATGGCTACTCTTCTGACGTGGGATGAGATCGTCGCGAGCACTCTCGACAGTGACGCGTCGATCCGGGAAGACCTGCAGGACGCGATCTACAACGTGTCGCCTTACGACACGCCGCTGCTCTCGCGCCTCCGCCAGGTCGGGATCAAGAACCAGTTCACGCAGTGGCAGACGGACAGCTTCCGTGATTCCGCTGACAACGCCGTGCTCGAGGGTATCGCCTTCACTGCGTTGGACGTCACCGTGCCCGAGCGGGCGTCCAACATCTCGCAGCTGTTCTACGAGAGCGGGTCGATCTCCGACGTGAGCCGCGCCGTGGCGCACGCCGGCATGGACGATCCGGTCACCTACTACGAGTCCAAGAAGCTCGTGGAGCTCAAGAAGGACATCGAGCTGGCGCTCATCAAGGGGTCGGCCATCACGGGCACGACCGACACTGCGATGCAGATGAACGGGTTCATGAACGCCATCACGACGAACTGCACGAACCTCAGCGGCGCCACGCTGACGGAGACGGTGTTTGGCAACCTGCTCCAGCTGGGCTGGAGCAACAGCGACGTCATGCCGACTGAGGTCTACGTGGGCCCCAGCCTCAAGCGCACGATCTCCAACTACTCGACCCGTGTCACCCCCATGATCGACGCGGAGAGCAAGAAGCAGATCCTGACGGTCAGCCAGTACGAGTCGGACTTCGGCATCGTGTCGGTCCACTTCCACCGCGAGCTGACGAACGGCACGGACGACAACGAGATGCTGATCATCGACCCCAACTGGTTCGCGACCGGCTGGCTCCAGACGCTGCGCCGGGAGGTCATGCCCCGCGACGGGCTGCGCGTGAACTTCCAGATCAGCTGCAACCTCACCCTACTCTACCGCCACGAGGCAGCGGCCATCGCGGTCAGCAACGCCTCCTACTACATTCCGTAACCGACCGGGGGCGGGGCAACTCTCTGCCCTGCCCCCTTCTTTTTTCCCAGGAGACGCCCCATGAAACATCCGCCCTTGGACGCCGCGCTCCACGACATCGAGCGCGACCTCTACTACTTCACCAAGTTCGCCTCCCACCGTGGGCTGGTGCGAGCCCACCTGGAGGCACTGAACAAGGCGGTTGCCGACGCCCTGGCGGCCGAGTTCCGCGCCGGCGAACGCAGCATCAGGGTGGCCCGATGCAAGTCATAGTCAAGAACAAGGCCCTGGACGACTGGCTCCACAATGTGGCCCTCGCCTGGCGGGCGAAGTTCCCCCAGCGGGCGGCCATGTACGAGGTCCTGCTGAGAGAGCGGGCCTCGACCCTGGTCAACCCCTCGGGCATGAGCACCGACGGGACCCTGAAGTACACCGCCGAGGTCCCCCAGGAGTTGTTCCACGTCATTGAAAACAAGATCCCCGGCTTCTTCCGGGACATGAAATGCGTCCGCAAGTTCCAGGAAGCCTTCATGGGCGACCTGGCCCCCAAGTTCAAGCCGCATTCGTTTTTCATAGAAAAGAAGAAGGAGTAGCATGAAGTACCGCCCCCAGATCCCGCTGTCCCTCTGTCTGATTGTCAAGAACGAGGCGGAGAACATCCGCCGCTTCGCCCGCTCGCTGACGTGGCTCACCCACCCCCAGGACGAGATCGTCGTGGTGGACACGGGGAGCACCGACGGCACGCAGGCCATGATCAAGAAGCGACTGCCCCGGGCCCAGGTCATCGACCGGAGCGACCTGCAGAGCACCGAGCTGGTGGAGCTCGTCCAGAAGCTCCTGCCCCAGGATTTCGAGAAGTACGCCAAGCACGGCCACTTCAAGGACGGCATCCTGTCCTCCTTCGCCACCGCTCGCAACACGGGTTACGGGGCCGCCAAGAATGAGCACATCATCTGGCTGGACCTGGACGACGAACTGGTCAACGGCGAGCTGCTTCGCAAGGTGGTGGACGCGGTCTTCGAGAAGGGCCGGCGCGGCGCCCTCTTCCTGAAGTATGAGTACACCATCAACGAGAACGGCGAAGTCACCACCACCCTGTGGCGCGAGAGGGTGACCACCAAGGGTGACTTCACCTGGAAGGGCCACTGCCACGAGACGATGATCCCCCAGACGGACAAGCAGATCGTGTTCGCCCGCGACCCCGCGTGCCCCGTGGTCGTGCGCCATGTGGCGGCCAAGGAGCACCAGTTCAGCGACCTGCGGAACTACGCCATCCTCTACAAGGCTCACCACATCGACAAGGACAACGATCCGCGCACCCTGTTCTACCTGGGCAACGCGGCACGGGGCCTGGGCCTGAACGGTGAGGCCATCGCCTACTACCGCGAGTTCTGCCCCATCAGTGGCAACCCCGACGACATCATGGCCGCCAAGCTGGGCACCGCCGGCGCCTATGCGGGATTGGGAATGTTCCTGTCGGGCATAAAGGCTTGTGCCGACGCGACTTCTATCAACCCGTCTGACCCCCGTCCGCACTATTTGGCCGCCAACATCTGGGTCAATTTGGAGAACTGGCACAACGCCATCCAGGAGATCAAGCTGGGCGACTCGCTGACCATGCCCGATTCGCTCCACGCCATGGAGCCCCACACCTTCGGGTTCCAGCCGGCAGCCCTGCTGGCCACGGCCTACCGGGAGCTCTCCCGGCCCGACGAGGCCCTGGCGGCGGCGCAGCGGGCGGCGGCAGCCCGGCCTGGCTGCCCCGGCGTCCAGGCCACGATGGAGGACTTCCGCCGGTGGGCCCAGGCGGAGAAGTGGATGCAGAGGACCCTCGCGGTGCTGGGCCAGTCGCCCAACCCCGAGGAGGCCATCAAGCATCTGAGCATCAGCCCCCACATTCTTAACATCGGCATCGGCGTCCCCGAGACGGCCGCGCCCGGCGACCCGGCCAAGCGGTCCGTCGCCTTCTGGTGTGGCCCCACCCACGAGTCCTGGGGTCCGCCGTCCATGGCCCAGGGCATCGGCGCCTCGGAGAAGATGGTCTATGACGTGGCCCGAGCTCTGGCCAAGCGGGGCTGGAACGTCCAGGTGTACTGCGCCCTGAACTGCCCCGAGGGCGAGTACGACGGCGTCAACTGGATGCAGGTGGGCCACTTCAATGCCCGCCTCCACCGGGACGTCGTAGTCGTCTGGCGGGCGCCGCAGGTGGTGGACCAGATCCCCTTCTGCGCGGACAAGGTCTATGTCTGGATGCACGACGTGGGCCGTAACAGCGACTGGACGCCGGAGCGCCTGCCGCTGATTGACAAGGTGCTCTTCCTGTCGGACTTCCAGCGGCGCCTGCACCCCGCCGTCCCCGATGAGAAGGTGTTCATCACCCGTAATGGCATCGACCTGGCCCGCCAGCTCTACGCCGGCGAGACCAAGGAGAAGAAGATCGTCTTCTGCAGCAGCCCCGACCGTGGCTTCATCTCGGCCGTCCGGGCCTTCCGGGAGTCGCAGCTGGAGCGGGACGGGTGGGCGCTCCACCTGTTCTACGGGTTCGGCAAGACCTGGCGCAAGATGGTCTCCACCATGCGCTACGTCCACATCCCGGACCTGGGCGTCGACTGCGATGCCTATCAGTACCAGGACCTGTGCGCCTCGGCGGCGGACGGGCGGTCGGTGGTCAACCGGGGGCGCGTGGGCTGGGGCGCCATGGCCCAGGAGATGAAGTCCGCCCGGATTTGGCTCTACCCCACAGTGTTCGATGAGATCAGCTGCGTCAGTGCCATGGAGGCCATGGCCGCCGGCAATGCGCTGGTGACGACGCTGCACGGCGCCCTCCGCGAGACGTGCGCCGACTATGACGCCCTCTGGGACGTGGGCAAGACCCGAGATGGCAAGGCCAACATCGAGCAGGCCGCGAAGGACCTGCGGGATGCGGCCTCGGCCGTACTGAACCCCGCCGCCCTGGCGGAGCACGCCCGGCGCTTCGACATCGAAGCCCTGGTGGAGAACTGGTGTAAGGAGCTTTTCGCGTGAAGACTTTTGGCGACATCATCATCGAGGTCCAGCGGCTGACGGGCCGGAACGACTCCGGCTTCGTCGACCGCATCAAGGCGGCTGTAAACCGGGCCGTGGAAGAGTGGGCCCGGACCAGTCCCTGGCCCGGCCTCCAGCGTGTGGGCAACATCGTCCACGCCGGCGGGCGCGAGATGGTGTTGCCCTCGGACGTCGACCGTCTGGTGTGGCTCCTGGACGTGACCCACCAGACTCCGGTCTCGGTGGGCGACGACCGCTGGGACACCAGCTGGCCGGGATACTACGCCACCGACCTGGTCAGCCGCGCCTACGAATGGGAGGACGCGGGGTACACCCCCATCTTCACCGGCGTCACCGGGCTCCTCAAGGTCTGGTCCTCGGGCGCCTCGGATGCGGCTACCATCTACATCACGGGGTTCAACCAGGACACCGCCGTCTCGGGGCCCATGGGGTTGCACCAGGTGGTCGAGGCCATCGCGCTCGTGGGCTCCACGCCCTACACCACCACCAACTGCTACCAGCGCATCGACAGCATCGGCAAGAGCGCGGACTGCAACGGCATCATCAAGGTGTCCTGCGGCGGCGACGTGGTCTCCATGATGGGCCCCCTGGAGGCCGAGGCCCGCTACCGCAAGATCCGGTTCATGGCCATCCCGGGCGCGGGGACGGAGTTCAAGTACTTCGGGTACACCCGCCCGCCCCGGCTGGTCAACACGGCGCAGTGCCCCCCGCCCTCAGTCGACCCGGACTACCTGACGTGGTTCGCGGCGGCTGACATCCACTTCATGCTCCGCGAGGGTGACCGGTGCAAGTACTGCACCGAACGGGCCGAGAAGCTCGCCGCCCGCGTCATCACCAAGGAGCGCATGTTCGGGGACACCTCGTCCCGTGTGATCCCGGAGGACTTCAGCTAATGGTCGAAAAGGCTCGTTCCAGCGACTGGAACCACACGCCGGGGCTGGAGGTCGTGCTGGATGTGTCGGGCGGCGTCAACACCGCCGACGAGGACTATATCCTCAAGGAAGACCAGCTCGCATATCTCAGCAACGGCAGGCTCAATGTGTTCGGCAAGAGGTACCGCCGCCAGGGCTGTCAGTCTATTCTGGCGCCAGGGCTGGAGGCCGACGCCATCGAGGGCTGGGTTGACAGCGTCGGCAACCGGTACCTCACAGGACTGTGGGACGGCGACCTCTGGAAGACGGACGGCGTAGGGACATGGACGATAGCAGCGATGTCGGCCATTTCCATGTACACTGCCACCCCGCACGGCATCGTCATAGGGCGCGGGTTCTTCTACAACCCGGCGTCCACCGCGACCTTCGCCCAGACCATGGCGTTCGTCTATGGGCTGGCCCCGGTGGATGGCACGGTGGGGGTGGAGCGGGCGCTCGCCGTCTCGGACGAGCAGCTGACACACTACCACACCTACCGCCCCAAGGCCGCCTGCTGGTGGCAGGGCCGCATGTGGATCGGCAACCTGGCCTACGACGATGGGCATTACCCCGACACCCTGGCCTGGAGCCAGATCCTCGACGGCAACACCTTCGACATCGCCATCAACAACATCCGGGTGGACGCGGACCAGGGCGACGAGATCACCCGCATCATGCCGGCGCGTTCCTCGCAGCCGCGCCTCTACATCTTCAAGAAGCACTCGGTCCACGCCCTGGATGTGGTGTGGTCCGGGGGCGTGACGATCCCGGCGACGGAGAACACCCTGGACACCGTCAACAGCCAGCTGGTGGTGCTCTCGGCATCCATCGGCTGCGTGGCGCCCATGACGGTGGTCTACAGCAGCGGCAGCGAGAAGGCGGACATCATGTTCCTGGCCGCCGACGGCCTCCGGAGCATGGCCCGCGTGGAGCAGGACGCCGCCAGCGGCGCCGGGGTGCCCATGTCGGCGCCCATCCAGGACGTCATCGACCGCATCAACTGGGCCCACGCCGAGGCGGCCTGGGCGCAGGTCTTCGACAAGCTGCTCTACCTCGCGCTGCCCGTGGACGGCGCGACGGTCGCCAACATCATGGTCCTCTACGATCTGGAGAAGGGTCGGTGGGTGGGGGAGCACTCTTTCGTGCCCACCCGGGGCACGATCTTCACTTTCGCTAACCAGGGGGCGGGCCTCTTCGGCGTCGTGGGCACGGGCGTCACCGATGTCCCCTTCTTCACCACCAATCCTACCTTTTGCGCCCACCTGTATCAGCTGGTCAAGAACGACTGGTACACCGACGGCGCCTACTCGGCCGTGGAGTACTGCGAGATCACGCGTGGCATGGTCTTCGGCAACTATGGGGCCAAGAAGCGATGGAACTGGGTTGATCTGATGCTGGAGCCCGCCACCACGGCGGCCACCATGTCGGTGTATGGCAAGGTGGACGAGGCGGAGTGGGAGCTCGTGGGGCATGTGTCGGTGGAGCCGGAGTATCTCTACCCCATCCTGCCGGCGCCCCTCCCCTGGATCTTTACCTCCGCCCGCCCGGCGTTCAAGCGGCTGGGCCTGGAGGATCTGATGCCGGGCAACAAACTGCAGATCAAAGTGACGAGCCAGTCTCCGGCCCCCTTCGCCATCCGGGCGACGAGGACCTCGGCCTGGCCCCTCGAGGAGACGTGGGAATGAGAGTAGTTCCGAGCTTCCTGCTCGACACAGGGGCGACCCTCTCGGCGGCCCAGGTCCACGCGGTAGTGGACAACGCCGAGGTCTACGACCTGTTCGAGGAGGACATCGATTTGTCGCAGGCCGGTCTCCTGGTGGGGACCGCCTACACCGCCATCCTCCCCTCGGCGCAGGTGCTAGCGGGGGAGCCGGTGGCGGTCTTTCACACCGGCGCCTCCATGTACCCTGCCAGCCTGTATTTCGGCATCGCGGCGGGGAAGCACGAGATGGCGGCGTACTGGCACCAGCGCAGCGGTCCCGGCGTTCAGTCGGTGCCCGTGGGCTGGCCCATCTGCATCCCGCACAACGACCAGGTGTGGGCCGACTCCCTCCTGTTCAAGGGCCAGCAGATCGCGGACTTCCACTACGTACCCTACATCTCCGCCGACCCCCGCCTGGTCTATCCTCACTGGACGTCCAGCACCGGCAGCGGCAAGGGGATGCTCCCCGGCGACCCGGTCTTCATCAACATGCAGGCCGTGACGGCCATAGGCTACACCAAGGTGCTGACGCTGGGCTTTGCCGATGCACTGGTCCACTACAGTCTCTCGTCGTCCTTCTCCCCCGGCGACCTCTACGCGCTCTACCACAGCGACAACGCGATGGGCGTCAGCGTCAAGACGCGGGTGCCCATCTCCTGGCACGGAAGCAACCATTCGGGGGCGACGATGTCCTTCCTCCCTTATGGTCTAATCCGTAAGGTCTTCACCGATAGCGGCGTGACGAATGTCGCCATGCCCATCGAGAGCACAATCTACTCCCTGGCCGCGCAGCCCTTCTTCGTGGCCCGGGTGTGGTTCTGGGGCAGCCCCAGCATCTAAGGGGGAACATGGCAGTCAATCTCATTCCCGGCTATGACTTCTCCATCAACGAGCTCGTCACAGCCACCAAGCTGGCCGCCTGGATCGCGGGCGTCCGCAACGAGGGCACCATCACCCTGGCCGATCTGGGGCTCAACGTGGCCGCCATCAATGTGGTAGCCACCCGCTCCACGGCCGCGACCCAGGGGATGCTATATCTGGACACCACCCACGGTATGCTCTGTGTCCACACCGCCTGGGGCCAGGTGCCCTTCGCCCTCACCCGGGGGGCGCTGTTCAGCCGGCGCATCCCCCTGGACGATGGCGACTACGCCACCGCACGGAACTGGTTCAGCCTGAACTGCTCTCTCTACAGAGACCTCGGCGTTCCGGGCGCCCCGGGCTTCGCCATGTCCTCCTACAGCGCGGGGGAACACCTGGCGGGGCTGGGCGCCTCTTTGAGTGCCCTGTGCATCGACACCTACAGCAGCGGTAACTATCTGCGTGGCGGCAGTCTGTGGCCCTCGGAGGACTTCAGCACCGGCGTGGCCTCCTTCAACTCCTCGGCCACCATGTTCGGCTTCTTGTCGGCCTGGGGAGGCTGGCTGCCGCTGGTCGCCACCTGCGCCAGCAGCGCCTACACGGCACCCTCATTGTCCAATGCTACGGGCAATCTGTGCATCCAGGGCGCGGCCAACTATGTGACAGCGGCCGACACCAACATCAAGTTCGGCGTCGACGCCCGCAATGGGCAGAGGGCGGGCAACCCGGCCGTCCACCAGATGGCCTTCGTCTATCCCCACTGGGACTACAACGCGTCCACCGCGAACTTTTCACAGAACAGGTTTTATTAAAATGCCGAGGCTTCTTAGAACACAGTCTCTGGGCAACCAGGTCACGCGGCAGAACCTCTACGACCTGATCAACACCTGCTCCTTTGTGGATGTGGGCGTGACGATTGAGGGTGTGGCCGCCATAGTCGAGTCCGCCACGGCGCCCACAGCCTTCACCAGCTCTGCCTGGTGGTGGGACTCCTTCAACCAGCTGGTGCGGGTGCCCGTCGCCTCCGTCGACGGCTCCGCCTGCAGTCTCTGGCTCTCCATAGGGCCCGACAGCTGGGAGGTCCCCGTCTATAACCCGGGCCCCGATGCATTGGCCCTGGGATCCGTCGTCTCCTACAAGGCGGTGGGCGCGGGGTTCCACGATGTGGAGCCCACCATCCCCCGACCGGCGGCACCCGCGACCTACTCCAACGTGATGGAGCAGGTGCGGGCCGACCGCAACTTGAGGAACATCGCCGGAGTGCTTCAGTGCTCTCTGGCGGCGGGGGAGTGGGGCGCGGCGGTCTACAGGGGCTTTGGGCACCTGCTCTACCACGACGCCCTCGCGCCGACCACGGGCAACCAGGCCTACCCGGTGGTGCTGTCCACGACCTACACCGGCGCGGTGCAGTACGACGCCTCGACCTACCACACCACGCCCTTCTGCATAGGGGTGGTCACCTGTCGCCCGCAGCCGACGGCGTTTCCTCCGCCCATCCCGCTCCCGGCGTTCATCTGGCTGCCCATCAACTCTCTGACTGACACAGGAAAGGCAGGGTAATACATGGCTATTGAGTGGAATTCCGGCATTGAAGCCGGCAGCAATTATGCCACGGGTGAGGAACCCTGGAATGTAGATGCTGGCGAAGAGGTGCACCCTGGGTACACCAGCGGCGGCCGGCCGGTCGCGTGGATCAATGGCGCCTATCGCTACGCGGATGTGGACTACCCCGGCTGGGACGGTGACACCCAGAGCCCCACGGCCACGGCCGACAGCGGCGTTTCGGGGGGCGACATCGGCGGCGGCGGCGGCGGCGGCAGTGACGGTTCTTCAACAACGGTTCTCGGTGGAGCAGGAGGTTCTTCGGTGGCTTCGGTTGTCAGTCCCTCGGATCTGGCTGGTTATGTCCAGCAGATGTACAATCTCATCACCGGCAGCGCCCAGAAGAGCGCGGCCACGGACCTGGCGGCCTACCAGGGGAGCGCGGAGCAGCAGGCCGCCAGCAAGTACATGCTCGAGATGTTCTCCAGCGGCCTCAGCGACCGGCAGACGGAAGAGTACTCCAACCGCATCCGCACCGCCCAGTCCGCCCGGGGGCTGGCCTATGGCGGGGCGAGCGCCTTCGAGGAGGCGAACCTGCTCCAGGGCATGGCCGAGAAGCAGCGCGCCGAGCTGCTCCCCCACATGCTCCAGAAGTCGCAGTTCGAGGCGACCCTGCCGGCCTCTCTGCGCTCCGCCTACACCCAGGGCGTCTACGGCGCGGCGGCTTCCGAGGGCTCCAAGTACGGCTCCCTGTTCGCCTCGCTCACCGAGGGCAGCGCCAGCTCGACCACAGACATCATGAAGCTGCTCTTCGGCAGCTCGTCCAGCTATTACCCCTTCGCCGGTTAACGGAGGACCCATGAACGACAATGTCAATGGCTTCTCTGTCGCCATCTCCCAGCTCGACCAGGAGCGGCGGCGCCTGTCGCTGCTCCAGCAGGCCGAGCGGGAGAAGCGCCAGCAGCAGCAGGAGATCTTCGATCTCACCCGCCAGAAGCTGGAGCTGGAGAACGAGCGCCTGCAGATGGACAACAAGAAGCTCCAGGAAGAGTCCCAGATGCGGGCCAAGACGCTGGAGCACACGGGCGCCCTGACGTCCGCCTGGACGGAGTACATGTCCGCCCGGGAGCTGCCCCAGACGGAAACGGAGGGCTTCGTTAGTGTGGAACCCGGGCGGATCCAGATCCGGGGACCAGGAGGCACGAAGCGCAAGACCGAACGCGCCCGCGCGGCCTTTGACGAGGCCCTGCTCCGGGCGTCCAGCGAGGCGCCGGGGGCCATCCAGCAGCTGTTCGCCATCACCGAGGGCCTCTCCAAGATGGAGAACCTGCCCGAGGAGACCCAGGCCCGCTTGGGCTATCTCAAGGCCCAGACGGACGTGATGCGGGGCAAGGCGGACGGCACCGGTGCCGCGTCGCCCTCCGACGTCAAGATGGCCATAGAGGCCGAGCTCAAGGGGCGCGAGGCCCTGGACAAGAAGCTGGGGGCGGAGACGGGCGAGGACATCGACAAGCGGTGGACGGGCACCATCACCGGCAAGAAGGACAGCCTGGCGGCCGTGACCACCAGCACCCAGCAGCTGCTGGCCACCCTCGCGGCGGGCTTCGTGTCCTCCGAGGACACCATGGTCCAGCAACTGGGGGTAGACCTACAGAAGTCCGGCACGGTCATCGGCCAGGTGCAGGCTCGCACGGCCTCTGCGGCGTCCGCGCACGCTCAGGGTTCCATGCTCCAGCAGATGATGGACGCCATCAACTCCAGCACCGTCAAGCAGAGCGTCGTAACTGAGGCCCAGAAGGCCCAGTACGACCAGCTGCGGTCCAACCTGGCCGAGGCCCGCCGGGGCGCCCAGGAGCTGGGCCAGCTCTACGAGCGCAGGGACCAGGATCTCCAGGACAACCTGCTGAAGAAGGAGATCGCGCACTCCCTGTTTGGGGAGCAGCTGAAGGGGGGCGCCAATGCCCACGTCGCGGCCACCACTGCGGCGGAGACGACGCTGCGCCTGTTTGGAGAGATCAGCCGCCTCGAGGGGGAGAAGCTGGACAACAACGCCAGCTACAAGAAGGCTCTGGAGCCCACCGCGACCGATGCGGAGCAGAAGGCGGCCCTCGCAGCCATCCGGGAGGCCGCTGCGGTGCCCGACCCCTCGGCTTCCGACTACCAGGAGCGGTCCAAGATCTTCGAGGCCCTGACCTCCCACTTCAAGAGCCGCCGCACCGCCCGGGCAAATCCCCTGGCGTCCGTCGTGCCGTCGACTTCGCTTCTTAAGTAACCCGCCCACCACCAGGGCAGAGGAACCATGCCGAACAACATCAATCAGGAGTATCTGAACTTTCTGGCCACCAACCAGCCGCCGGCGGCGCCCGAGCCGCCCCCGGACCCGGCCCAGCCGGCCGCCGAGGAGATGATGGTCACGCCGGGCATCAACGCCCGGGCAGCGGCCGAGCTCGCGGCCATCAGCGACAAGACGCTGGTCAAGCACTTTGCCGACACGGAGCGGTACCGTGCGGGCATCCTCTCGGGGATAGGCGCCGGCCTGCGCGGCCTGGCCCTCGACTTCCTGGGGGAGCCCGGCGCCCACATGAAGTGGCAGCAGGAAGAGTGGCAGATGCAGAAGGCCGTGGGCACCCTGGGCAAGACGGAGAAGGACATCAACGCCATCGGCCTCTCCGCCGGCGCCTACGCCACCTTCCGGCAGCGCCTGGGCCAGCACGGCCTGGAGCTCGACATGTCCCCCCTGGACTTCGGGCAGAAGCTCTCGCGGCACCTGAAGGCCTTCGACCCCTCCTGGCGCGGCCGGCTGCGGGACGGGGACATGGACGACCTGATCGCCACGGCCGCCCTACAGGTGGCGATGGGGAACGCCCGTTTCCGGGAGGACACCAAGGCGGACCACGAGGGGGCCGTCTGGGGCGCCCTCCACCAGAACCTGATCAAGGACCTGCCCGACTACCAGCGTCCGCCGGCGCGGCTGCGGCGCGAGCTCCAGGTGATGGAGAACTACCTGGCGGCCACCAAGAACGAGGACCTCCCCTCCCTGCTCTACTACGCGGACAACCCCCACACCAAGCCGGTCCTCAATGACTGGTACATGCGCCTCTCGGGGCGCAAGCCCAACCCCGACAAGCTGGAGTGGCCCTTTGGGGTGGCCCTGGAGAAGGACCCGGAGACGGGGAACTACCGGCCCTCCAAGGCCAAGAATGCGCCCATGACCGTGGCCCCCGAGGAGCTGCGGCGGGTACTGGAGCCCTTCGTCCAGGTCATGCGGGGAGAGTACGTCCGCCGCCTGGAGGCCGAGAAGTGGGCCCGCATAGGTCTCAACATCCCCCCGGAGCTCATCAACCCCCACGAGCCCACCATGCCCCTGGAGACGGCCACCTTCAACCGGAGCGCGGTGGACACCGCCACCTACGCCCGGGACAATGGGGTCAGCTTCACGGACCCCCACCGGCAGTCCCTGGAGAACGCCCAGATCGACGCCTTCAAGGTCCTGCGGGACAGCCCCGAGGAGATCCTGGGGCGCCTCTACAAGGCCGGGGCACTGGACATGAACGACGAGGTCCAGCCGAGGCTCGTGGGCGGCGCGGAGGAGGGCCAGTACGGGGCGCCCGCCACCCGCCGACAGAAGTGGGACGAGGCGGTCGCTGGCATCAAGGCGCAGTCCGACCCCCAGAAGCGGTACATGGCGCTCATGAACGCCCTGGCCGACAATGGGGTGTCCTCGGACGCCATGCGCCAGGCCTACACCGCCATGGTCACGGAGCGGGCGGCCGAGGATGCCGCCCTGCAGCAGCCCAAGATCCTGGCCTGGGACAGCGCCCGCCCCAACTGGAATCCCGCCCAGTCCCAGGCGGCCATAGAGGCCGGCTATCTGCGGAGGGCGGAGGAGATCGAGGCCACCAAGGAAGCCGAGCGCATCGTCAAGGAGGCGCCCGGCCTCCACCTGGTGACCTGGGCCATCAACGCCGCCAGCGTCGTGGCGGAGGAGACGGGGCTCGCGGCACTGGACCGTGCCCTCATCACCCCCCTGTCCGACATCATGCTCGACGAGCGTAAGTACGCCGGGCTGACGAACATAGAGAAGCAGCTCATGGGCGCCTCAGGCAGCCTGGGCCAGTGGTTCAACCGGCAGATGGGGGTCGATGGGCTCTCGGAGAGGTGGGCGCAGTACTACATCTCCAAGGTCAAGACGGGCCAGGCCGGCTGGGGGGACCACGCCTTCTTCACGGGCGCTGTCATCCTGGGGGGCATGTTGGAGATGGGCGGCTTCGCGCTCGACAGCCCCCTCCAGATGGCGGCCATAGGCAAGGTCCTCCACAAGTGGCACGGCCTCCGGGAGCCGGTCGCGGGCGCCATGATCCGGGCCGGCGTGCCCCGCGCCTTCATTGCGGGCGCCACGCTGGCCATGGACCCCATCGCCCCGGGGCGGAGCATCAACGCCCTGCTGGGGCGCACCCCTGCGGGCGTCCGCGCCCTGGGAGTGGGGGAGGAACGCTGGGCCCGGGAGCTCCGCAACGCGACCCCGGAGTACCGCGCCAAGGCCCGCGCCCTGGCGGACGACACCTTCCGCGTCCTGGAGGAGACGGGGAAGATCTCGGACAGGGGCCGCATCGAGGCGGCCCGGACGATCTACTCCTCCATCCTCTCCCGGGCGGACGCGGGGGAGCGCATCACCTACACCGACGCCCACACGCTGGTGGAGTCGCTGGAGGGCATGAGCGAGTCCATCACCCGGCGGCTGCTGTCGCCCTTTGGGCGGCACGGCGCCAGCTACAACGCGCAGTGGAACGCGCTCCAGGCCCTCCGGGAGAACGTCGCGGCGGGCGCCGAGGAGCGCCGCATCAGCCGGCTGGTGGCCGAGGAGGCGGCGGCGCAGGGAGTGGGCGTTACCCCCACCAAGCTGTGGTTCGACGCCTACCAGGCGTTCTGGTCCAACAAGTACGAGGGGTGGCGGTCCTTCTTCCAGGAGGGGCCGGGCAAGCTCCTGGGGAAGGCGGGCGAGGCCTTCCTCAACATCGTGGACAAGCGCATCGAGAGGGGCGCCATGCTACCCACCTGGGAGAAGGTGGCCTGGCTGGGCGCCCACCGGCTGCAGGCCCTGGACGCCGAGTCCCAGAGCTTCTGCGCCGAAATGAAGTGGGCCCAGGAGATGGCCAAGAGCGAGATCGCGGTGGCCAAAACACAGGCCAAGGCCCTGGAAAAGCAGCGCCGGCTGCTGCTCCGCACCGGTCAGGGGGAGTCCCCTACCTTCCAGATGGTACTCCAGGAGATGGCCGAGAACCAGAAGGAGCTGGGGGAGCTCCAGACATTCCGCGAGCGGTGCTACGTCGACGAGCAGAAGGTGCGCCAGCTGCGGAAGACCCGCATGGCCTACGTCATAGGGGAGGAGGGCATCCCCGCCCACTTCGGCACGGCGCGGGGGCTGGAGGCGGGCTTCCGCTCCGCCCTCACAGCGGGGGAAAAGCAGCGCATGGCCCGCTACCTGGTGGGCCTGGGCCAGTACGCTCACGAGGAGGCCGGCCGCATGGGCTTCACCCAGGCCACCATGCGCGGGATCAACGAGGCCAATGAGGCGCTCAAGAAGAGGGCGGACGCCTTCTACGGCACCAACGCCAACCGCGCCCTGTGCGTGGCCCGCCGGTACGCCATCGAGGGCGACTGGGAGACAGCCGCCCGGGTGCTGGCCACCAGGGGCATCAAGGGCGTGAAGGCCAATGAGGCCGAGGTCATCGGCGCCCTCATCGAGCTCAGCGAGAAGATCAACAAGGCCGAGGACAAGGCGTTCGAGACCACAGCCCGGGAGCTGGCCGCCAAGCTGGACGTGGAGAATGGGTGGGGCTTCAAGCCCTTTGAGGCGGACATGACGGAGGCCATCCGCGCCGTCCGCAAGCAGGTCGCGGACAATGACATCCTGCAGCGGGGCGCCCCGGCGGCCACCCTCACGGACTACCTGATCGAGCCGCACTACATGACCGGCGGCCGCCTCACGGGCCTCATCGCCCAGCAGACAGAGAGCGGCGCCCACCGCATCAAGGCCCTGGTGGAGCGGCTGCGCGAGGAGGGGCACGCCTTCTCCATCAAGGACCGCGAGCTCCTGGCCCAGGTCAGCAAGCTCCACCCCAACGACTGGCCCGAGGACCTGCCGGGGAATGTGCGGGAGCTGGCCATGCGGACCCGCCAGGTCCAGGAGCACATCATCGACATGGCCCGCGACCTCCACCTGCTGGACGACACGGAGGCCGCCCGCCTCCGAGACAAGGGCTACGACGACCGCCACTATGTGGTCCACGACATGCTTCGGGAGCTGGAGTCCCGGGGCCGCGCCGTCCGAAAGGAGACGGCGACGGAGAACGTCCGCATGATGGAGTCCGCGCCCCTGATGCGGTTCACGGCGGCGGCAAGCCCCGACTTCGCGCGGGTCTTCTACCGCGACTGGAGGGACCACGGCCACTGGAAGGAGCACACGGAGGATGTGGCCGCAGCCGGGAGCCCGCAGGCGGCGACGGCCCGGGCCAACAAGTGGGTCAAGGACCAGGTGGACAAGGGGCGCTTCCGCAAGGGCGACTACACCGACACGGTGTCGCCACTGACGGAAAACTCTGCGGTCATGAAGGGGCTCTACAAGGGCTCCTACGACGACCGCCTGCAGGTCCTGTCCAAGCTCTACAACGAGCTGGCGCGGCGGCAGATGTTCGCCCAGTTCGCCAAGATGACGAGCCTGGTGCGCGACCGGTGGGACAGCATCCCCCAGACTGACCAGACCAACTGGATCCAGGTCAAGGGGCACGAGTGGGGCACGCTCGACGGCCGCTTCATCAACCGCCGGCTGGTCCGCGAAATCAACTCCTGGACGGGGTTCAGCAAGGTGCTGTCCAGCGTCATGAAGGAGGCGCAGGAGTCCCTGGCCTCGCTGGGGCACCTGGACATGATCACGGCGCCGGCCAAGCCCTCGAAGCTGGGGGGCCTGGTGGACACTGCGCTGGACAAGTTCGACCGCATCGTCCGCCACAACAAGATCATGTGGAACGTGAAGAGCTGGATGAACAACGTCCTGGGCAACTTCACAGCGGCCTACGCGGCGGGCATCAACCCCCTGTCGCCCTCCTTCTTCCGCTACTCCCTGGAGTACGACCGGTTCACCAACGAGCTTCCGCGAGTGGAGCGGGACGCCAAGCTGCAGGGCGACCGCAAGACGCCGGGCACAGAGTGGGCCTTCATCGATGCCTACCGGTACGGCCTCATGCAGCGCCCCATCGCGGTCCCCGAGGAGGCCAAGGTGCGGGCGGGCACCAGCATGACGCAGTTCTACAACCTGCTCAACGCCAAGGAGCAGGCCAAGATGAACATCATGGTCGAGCGGTACGAGGGCATGGAGTACGCCGCCAAGAACGCGGAGGCCAACCTCAAACTCCACGGCGCCAAGATGAAGGACCGGACGCGGGCAGAGGTTGAGGAGCGGGCTGCACACTTCCGTCAGACCGCCAACGAGATGCGAGAGGCCCTCATGAGGGAGGCGGCGCGGTTTGGGGTGGAGGACATCCTGCGAGAGGGCGGCGTGCTGACCCCGCAGAAGGGCGGGTTCGGCATGATCCAGCGAGAGGTCCTCAACTTCGCGTTCAACCCGGACGCCAGCATCATCCGCAACATCGTCAGCAGCCGCTACGGCAGCGTGGACGCCAAGTACAAGTGGGCGGCCTACCGCTGCATGAGGGACCAGGGACTGTCCCACGACGCCGCCATCGAGCGGGTGTCTCACTTCTTCCAGAACTTCGGAGCACTACCGCCCGTGGTGCGCGACCTGCAGAAGCGCCGGATCACGGGCGCCTTCGTGCCCGGCTTCCCTGCGGAGGCCGTGCGCGTGCTGCACAACGTGGCCCGGGAGAACCCCTCGAGGATGCTGGGGCTGTTCGGCATGGTGGGGATGTGGAACGCCGGCGTGGGCTTCCTGACGGGCACCGCGCCCTCGGACTTCTACCAGCTGGGGGACGACGGCAGCGCCCTGGACTACATACGTCGGCTGTTCTTCGCGCTGCACGTCCCGACGGGGGACGGGCGCATGTTGCACCTGGACCTCACGGAGTGGACCGTCATGGCGCCCATGCTCCGCGCTAGCGGCGTGGGGAAGATGGCGGCAGACCATTGGGGGCGGGCGATAGAGGAGCAGTTCGGGCCCATCGTCAGCACCCCTGTGGCGCTGCTGTCGAACCTGATGTCCAACTTCGTGCTCAACACCCCGCTGTCGGGCAACCTCATGCAGTTCTCGGCGGGCGTGGATCCCTTCAAGGGCACCACGGTCTTCCACTCGAACACCTTTGGGGAGATGGCGGGGCGCATGGTCGCTGAGGCATCGTCCTATGCGGCGCCGGCCACCCTGATGCAGCCCTTCGTCGAGGCCTACGCGCACAAGCAGGGCCCCATCTCCCTCATCACCCGGCGCAACCCGGGGATCTGGGAGCGGGTGGTCCGCCGCCTGAGCTCCATGGACATGCGCTACCTGGACCGCAAGGAACAGATGGCGAGCCTGCTGTTGAGGCACGGGGGGAAGGACCTGGTCAAGTCCATGGTGGAGACGGGCCTGACCAGCGAGCAGAAGGACTACAAGGCGGCGGTGTTCCGGCTGGCGGAGACCAAGACGCCGGAGGAGTTCAAGAAGACCGCGACGGAGGCGCGGGATCTGCTCCGGGGGCTCACGACCCAAACGGGCCAGATAGGTGGGCAGCGGTTCACCTGGTCTGTCAATGACGAGGAGCTGATGGAGAAGGTCCTGCGGGACGCGGGGAGCAGCATCTACTCCGTCATCGACAGGCTGCCCATTGACCGGGCAGTGCAGGCGGCGCGGCAGCTGGCGGGCGGCATAGGGAAGGAGACGGACCCGGAGATGCGCTACCTGTGGCGCACGCTCCAGGACCCGGCCTACCTGAAGTCCAAGGACAGCATCGGCCAGCTGATGGACGCGCTCCAGTCCGCCTTCCAGTTCGCGGAGGAGGCGCCCGACCCGGCGATGCGCCAGAACTTCACCCGGTGCGCCGCGCAGCTCGCGCTCCGCATCCGGCAGCTGGTCCAGACGGCGTCCACCCGGGCGCCCCTGGACCTGGCCAAGGAGAAGATGGGTTCCTGGAACGCCAAGCTCCTGCAGGCCTACGGCCGACAGATCGGCCTCGTCAGATAAAAAAAAAACCCCAGCAGTTGTAACGACTGCTGGGGTTTTTTTGTTACACAACCCGGTCGATGAGGCCCTCGCGATAGGCGGCCATGGCGTCCAGCCAGAGCATGGAGACTCCCTCGAGTTTCTTGCGCCACTCCTCCTCCCGGAGCCGGGTGCTGGTGGAGAGCACCCGATAGAAGTGGCGGAGCATGATCTCCGATTCTTTCTGGGAGGAACGGGCGGCGGCGGGGTCCTCCACGCAGTCCACCAGGTAGGGCTCGTGGAGGCCGAAGACGGTGCGGGCGAAGGCGCGGCGGTGCCCCAGGGAGCCGGCCGCCACGATCATGGCGCTGCCGCTGGCGACCTCACCGATGGCCGTCGTCTCCACGATGCCACCGTCATCTTGGATCGCGAACAGCAGATCGATAATGCCCATTGTCAATGGGACCTCGCCGCCGGGGCCGCACACTACGACGTCGAGTTTCTCAGGTCGCGCCTGCATCACCGTCAGCGTCTTGCTGAGCATCTCGTAGTTCAGTTCTCCCAACAGCCGTAGCTCCATCTCGGCGCCTTTTTTCATGTTCCAGCTCCCCGATCCTTTGGTTGATGTAGCACAGCCGACCGGGATCGATCTTGGGCGTCTCGGTCAGCACCCCGTAGTAGTAGTCCAGGAGAGTGTCAAGCACACAGCCTCCCCAACCGAATGTCGAGCTCTTCGCCTAGCTCCGGGTAGATGAAGGGCAGCGTCACCCAGGCCTCGTGCGGCAGCCACCCGTCCAGGGGGCGGTAGTGGCAGCCGACCTCATACCCCGCGTCCTTGGCCGCCAGGGCCAGCCGGTCCACGGCACTGGGGTTGGGGTGGGTCCACGACAGGACGTGGGGCGACACGGGCGCCGCCCAGCGTCGGAAGTAGCCGTACTTTTCCAGGCGCTCCTCCAGGTCCTGGCACACGATCCTGTGCCCCGCCTGCTCCGGCCCTATCTGCGCCCAGTCCTCCAGCCGGGCGGCGATGCCCAGGGACTGGAGGCCGGCGGGGTAGGAGAAGTAGGAGGCGACCTCGGCCTCGATGGGCCAGGCCATGGACCGGATCTCCTCGATGAACCGCGTGGGGCCCACCAGTGCCCCGCCGCCCCAGGCGCCCAGCGGCTTGGTGGGGAAGAAGGACAGGACCAGGAACCCCCGCCAGGGGTCGATGCCCCGGCACATGCCGCAGTACCCCGTGTGCGCCGCGTCCACCACCACGTTGGGGCGGGCCAGCCAGGAAGCCACCACAGGGCTCCCGCCCAGGGTGGTGGGCACCCAGATGGCGTCGTCCTCCTCCCCCACCACGTCGGGCCGGGGGTTGAGGCGGACGTCGGCGCCTGCCAAAACGGCAGCGTCAGCAGCCGCCCGGTAGGTCAGTCGGGGGACCAGCACCGTCTTCAGGTCCAAGGCACGCTGAAGCGCCACGAATGCCAAACGCAGGCTCGTCGTCGCGCGGTCGGTGAGCAAACACGAGACACCTGTGGGGGTCCGGAGAAACGCAGACAACTGGCTCTCCACTTGGCGGCCAAGGACAGACCAGTGTGACGTCACTGCCTGGGTCATCTGTTCGGACGGTAGGATCAAGGGTCGCGGGCTGTACAAGGGCTTCATGGTCCTCCAGTGCGAAGTGCAGCAGCATCATGAGGTTGCACGCGGCGTGGGCCAGGTGCAGCTTCCCCGACTCCGGGTCCTGCTTCTCGCCCAGGGCGTCGGCCGCTAGGTGGCGCAGGCAGGCGGCGAACAGCCGGCCAGGGCGGAGCCCCTTCTCCCAGTTGCGGTCGCCATACTTGGCGGCGCCGAACGTCAGGATCTCGGCTACCGCCCGGGCTGCGTCCCAGGGCACCAGGTCCCATCGCGTCTTGCCCTCGTCGTGCTTGACACCTTCCATCAGTGAACCCTCCTGCAAGAGCCGCCCGCGCCCACCGTCACATCGTCGGCCAGGTCGCCATAGGGCAGCACCGTGGCGCCGGCGCAGATGTGGCACCGCCGCCCCACCTTCGACTTGCCCATCACTGCGGCGCCCCCCACGATGACGCTGCCCTCACCGATGATACTATCATGATACACCCGCCCGAAGGCGATGACACAGGCCAGGTCCCGCAGCTGCACCCGGGGGCCGACGTAGGCGCCGTCGGACACGCTCGCGCCCTCCCCCAGGATGGCCGAGCTCGAGATGATGGCCTTCTCCGAGATCACCCGCCCCCAGCGAAAATCGACGGGCAGGTTGTTGATGGCCCACTTCCGGGCCCTCTCCCGGCCGGCGGCCGTGGCTGCCACACCGAGGACTACCCGAAGAGCCACCCCCTTGTTCTGCTGTGCCTCGAACCAGGCGGGCAGCTGGTCCCAGGTGCCCACGCACGGGACGCCTGGGGGCAGGTCGGGGTCGTCATCAAAGATGGCCACCGTGTGCCCCTGGCGGAGCAGGGTCTCATGCATCTCGGCGTTGAAGCCCAGCAGCACATCAACTCTGTCCATCGCCCGGTCCTTTCCCTATGAGCCACAGCTGGAGCGCCCGCAGGTCGTCCCAGTAGAAGACCTTCAGGCCACACAGCGAGGCCTCGGCACGCTCCTTCACGGCGCCGGAAGAGTGCTGCCAGCCGGGGAGCATGAGGACCGCGTCGCAGCGGCGCACCAGCTCCAGGTCCCGGACCACGAACTCCTCGGGCTCGACGGCCAGGTCCATGTCGTAGGTGTTCGTGTGGGGGCAGATGGCGGCGGCGCCCAGGCGCCACACGGCCTCGGCCCACCACTTCGCCCGCTCGACATTCCGGCGGACGTCGACCTCGTTCTTGCCCCTGTAGGGGCCCGCGCAGTAGATGACCTTCATCTCAGCCTCCCGCCAGAATCACAATGGCTGCCAGAACACCGGAGACTGCCCCCAGCAACAGCGCCATGTAGCACAGGAACCGCCCGAACTCGTCGCCCTCACTCACTTGATGACCTCCTCGTCGCGGCGGAACCGGCCGCCGCTCTGTTCCTTGTAGTCGTCCCAGAATGCCGACCGGGATCGGCTGAAGGCCGCCTGCCACCGACGCGCCATCTCCTCCTGGGAGATCGCCTGCGGTCTCCTGCGGCTGCCCTTGCCATTCATGGAAGCACCTTCACTATGCACCACACCACGAACAGGATGATGGCGGCGTCCACCACCACGGCCGCCACCGTAGCCACAGCCCAGCGGAGCATGGGGTTCACGGGCCCTCCACCGGGGCGCCCTGCCCTACTATCATGATGATGTGCTGGTCCGGGCCCAGCTGGCCAGTAAAAACGCAGTACAGCGCGGCCACAGCCAGGCCTACCAAGCACACGGCCGCCGAGAGAAGAAAAATCTTTTCAACAATCACTGGTCCTCCTTGGGCTGAAGCAGCACCACCCCGTTGCGAATCCAAGCCAGGCCATGCGTCCAATCGGTCACGCCGGCGTACCCCGGCGTCTTGATCTGCAGCGTCCCGCACTCGGCCGAGGACAGCAGGTTGCCCCGGGCATCACAGAGGTAGGCGATGGTCATGCGGTGACTGTGCCCCTGGACGACGGACATCCGGTACCGCCGCAGGTTGGCGAGCGCCACGTTGCCATCGAACTTGCGGCCGTGCGTCACCATCACGTCGTCCACGATCACATGGTGGGTGGAGACGTACTCAACCCGAGGGGGCAGCTTGAGCACTGCGGGGATTGTAAGTGCCGGGAGGTCAGCCAGCTCCGGCGCAGCCTTAAACAGATACGTTGACAGGCGGTCCTCGTGGTTGCCGCTCTTGTAGATGATGCGGGCGTCCTTGGCTGCGGACAGAAGTTGAGAGAAGAACTCACGACCGGCCTCCAGTTCGCTGACCAGCGTGGCCTTAGTTGCCAGACTCTTGGGGAACCGACTCACCGACGTCAGGTCCAGCACATCCCCCAGCAGCACCACCGTCCCCGGCCGGCGGTGCTTGATCTGCTGGAGGCACCACCTCACTGCTTCGGGGTCGTGATCCGGAACGTGGACGTCCGGAACTACCGCCACCAACTTCTTGTCCATGCTGGGCATAGCATCTCCTGATCAGTTCGTCCTGCGTTTTTTCCACCTTCGACACTCGCCGGGCGATGTCCTGCAGCCGCGCCTTCATGTAGCCGCAGCCGGCGGCCGCGATGGACACCAGCTCGGCAATGCGGGCGATCACCGGGTCCATCGGTCCACCCCCCGGCGCCACGCCTCGTACCGCCGCCCGTCGTAGGGCTGCAGCGGGAGCCCGTTCGCCTTGAGCCACTCCCGGTACTCGGGCTTCACCCGGGCGTCGGCCTGGTCGGCCTCCCGGTTGGAGCTCCGGTCGCGCATCAGCCGCCAGTAGCGGCGGGTGAGCTCCCGCTCCTCGGGACTCAGCTCCTTGGCCCGGCGGTGCAGTGCCTTCCTCAGGACTGCCCGCTCGTCGGCAGAGAACTGTCCCCATATTTTGGTCGCAGCCATACGCCGCCCTCCTTGTTCACGATCTCCCAGTCGTCGGTCCACGACAGCTCCTCGAGCAGCACCTTCTCCGTCACCCGTTGTTGCTGCAGGATGGACTTCGCGCCCATCCCGTTACGCGGGTTGTTCAGGTCCCGTGCCGCACGGGACAGCTCGATCTCACTCCTGTTGCTGACACCAAGCAGCCGCTCCACGGCCCAGCTGTAGCACGAGCGCACGGCCGGCCGGCAGCTGCGGAGTGAAGGCGCCCGCCCCAGCACACGGGCGACCGCCAGCCACCACTCGGGGAAGCGGTACGTCCTGTCCTGGATCTCCCGGGCCCCGCCGCGCCAGCCCTGGACGCAGGTCCACATCAGATCCTCCAGCAGCTGCTGGCGGCGGGCGGCCCACGTCGTCACCCAGTTGGTGCTGAACGCCCTGGTACTATCAAGTGAGAGTAGCACCACCCGGGACAGCAGCTCCGGACTGAGCATGGGCTGGTTTGCCGTAAGTATATACAGGTAGCGGTTTTCCGCCGTGATGGAGCCGTAGGACACATAGAGCTTCTTGAGCGTGAAGCGGGCCCGGGTGATCATGGAGGCCAGGTTGCTGGCGTCGATCATCCGCTCGCCCTTCTCGGGCACCATGTTGTCTATGAGCACCAGGCGGCAGCCGCCGCCCACCACCTTCCGCATGAACCCTTCTTCGTCTCGCATCGAGGGCCAGTACACGTTCAGGCACCGGCCCAGGATTGCGGACAACATCTCCGCAGTTGCGGTCTTTCCGGCCCCGTTGTTGTGCGCGGCGATGAGCAGCGCCGGGAAGCCGCCGGAGGGGACCAGCTGCTGGAGCATGGCGCCGATGCACCAGGCCCGGAGCACGTCGGTGTCCTCCGGGGTGGCACAGCGGAATGTCGACAGCCACTTCTCGAACAGCCCACCGTGATCCTGCGGGATGAGGGGAGCCCCGGTGTAATAGTAGGTCCCCATCAGCCGGCTCAGATCGGAGGTCAGGGCTGGGAAGTAGAGGCTGTCGTCCGCTGCATTGTGCATGAGGCACGGAAAATCCCCGACATGCGACACCACCGGGATGGGCGCCGGCCCGTTCTGGTGGATGTGGTCCAGCAGCACCTTGGCCGCCTGCTGATCATACTGCTTGGGGGCGAACCCCAACATGCGCCGGATGACCAGCGCAAGTTGTTCCGCCTGTCGATGATCGGGCGACTGCACGGTGACGTGGGCCGTGGGCATGTGAAGATCACCACGAAGGACGAGGGTCTCGCTGGCCTGGTCGAAGTATACTCGACCAGAACCAGCGAGCCCTGTGGCGACGGACACCGGATCTGTGGCTGCGCTCGCACCCCCCAGGGAGCGAAGGTCCTCGACGGGACAATCGGGGTTCTCGCATCGAGTGCCGTTGAGGGGCTGCTGACACGCCGGGCAGACGAGTGTCCTTTGGGCCATCTACTAGGCCCCGTACATGAAGGCTTCGGCTTCGGGCGGGAGGCCGACGAGCTTGCTCTCGCCCTTGAGGAGGATGCGGAGACCACGCGACACTCCGTTGGGCGAGCGCGTCTCGCAGGAGTACAGCGTGATCTTCTTGCCGACCCAGTCCTCGTCGAAGTCCCCGAAGAGGGTCACGAGGGTGCGACGGTTCGTGGTGTTGAGGACCAGCTTCTTGCTGTGGTTCCGGAAGACGACCACGTCCTTGATCTCTTTCTTCTGGCCGAGCTCTTCCTCCTTGACGGAGTCGATGATGAGGTCCACGGCCGAGCCCGGAGCGATGTCCGTGCCCTTCCAGAACGCCGACAGCTTGTCTCTCTGGTTCATTTGCAGGTCTCCTTGCGGTAACAGTGAAAGTAGAAGGGACAGGTCTGGCCACAGGTGAATGCGCGAGGGTCGGCCCGGCACCACACGCCAGACTCCTTCGACACCGCGATTGCCTTGGCCACCGAATTGGCCCAGTCCATCACACCGGCTTGGATGCTCTCGTCGTGCGGCTGTTCAACCGCCTGGGCCACGGGGCTCTCGCGCACCAGGCACACCAGCCCGGCCNGNGTGGCGCCCGTGACGTGCTTGTAGAGCACCAGCTGGGGATCGACGGCCACTTCTTTCTCGCTCTTGCGCCGGCCCACGAACTTGTAGTCCCACACGCCATTGCTGGTGTGCAGGTCGATGTACCCCACGCAGGGCAATCCGGCCAGCTCGAAGGACACTTCCTCCTCGATGCCCATGATGTCTGAGTCCAGGATCTTGGGCTCCGCGTCCTTGAGGTAGGCGCCGATAGCGGGCCGGGCCTCGCGGACGAACAGGTCGATGATCCGGAGGCGGGGTACCTCGAGGTCATCGCCCTCGGGGCACTGCCGGATGTGCTCCACACCAGCCTCAATGATGTCCTCCTGGGTGGTGTGGTTGCCCTGGAGCAGCTCCAGGTTGTGCCGCTCCAGGCCCTCATGCATCGCCTTGCCACTGACCAGCGCGTAGGCCGGTCGGGCGGGCACCTTGGCGATGCGACGGTAGTAGTACTTGCGGGGGCACTGCGCGTACTCGCTCAGCTGCGAGTAGCTCAGATGCTCCTGCTCCAGCTTCCCTCGTTGGTTGCTCACGCTGATCTCCTAAATATACGTGGTGTACCTGCCGCGATCTATGATCCGTCCGACCTCGGTATGCAGCTCCTTGAGTCCAAAGGGACACACAGTCCCGCTCCTCAGCACGGCCACCGAGGGCGCCCCGGCGTCCTCTCGCAGCGAGAGCTTCGGGGACCACCTCTCCAGGGCCGGCGCCAGCACCGCCGCCATGGATGTGATGGTGCTGTACACTTCATCCACGGCTGGCAGTGGCCCCTTCTGTACTATCAGGTCGCGGACGCGCCCCAACAGACGGGGCAGGGCGACATAGGCCCGCACGCAGGTGGCGTTGATCCAGGCAGACTCACCGTTGAGCAGCCGCCGGAGAACGGCGTGGACCCCCAGATCCGCACGGAGCGTCTTCTCGGGACCGGACAGGCCCACCACCGTGCCGGGGCGGACTATGTTCACCCGCCTATCGTCCAGGTTCGGTAACGTCTCCATCCGGATCTTGTGGACGGAGTAGGGGTTTTCAGGCCAGTCGTGGACCGACATGGACGAGAACAGGATGATGCGCGGGCTAGACCACAGACCTCCAAGAAAGTGGCGCCAGTCAGACTCGACGAGGGCGGCGGCGCACTGCACAGCCGCCGGAGCCTGCGCGTTCCGGGGGCCCGCCATCCACACCACCACGTCCTCATCCCTCACGACGGCGGAGATGGCGCTGCCGAGCTCTTGGCGGACGTGGGGGCCGGGCTCCACAGTGGGGTCGACCACGACGTACTTCAAGCTCGCCGCCGAAAGGTAGGCTTGCAGGCCCGAGCCGATGTAGCCCGCGCCACCGACCAAGTAAATCATATGTCCTCCTACTATAAGGGCCCTATGCGTTGGACCTTTTGCCGTAAGTCCCACATTTAATGGAGGGCGCCCGCTTGGCCTCGAACCAGGTATGGCCCGGGCCGGCGACCTCAACCTCACAGTGGACCCCCGGCAGCCACCTAGTTGCCGCTTGGAGCATGAGATCGGCACATAGGACGGCGGGGCGGGCGTCGTCGGGCGCCTCCGCCACTGAGATTAAAACCGAATCATGGATGAAGGCGTGAACCTGCCATGGTTGATCCGCCAGGGTGACCAGGGACAGCGCGTGCTTCGTCAGGTTCGCCGCCAGCCCCTGGAACCGAGTGTTGTGCTGCTCCGTGTAGGTCACGGGCCACCGGCTGCGACCACCGTCGACCACCGCCCGGCGCCCCACCAGCCAGGTCTCCAGCATCCTGCTCCCCACCCCGGACTGCACTTGCTTCCACAGCCCCGCCCGCACAGCCCCCGGGATGCGGGAGCCCGTATCCTCCAGCCGGCGCTCCGCCAGTGCCCAGGCGGCGTCCCGGTCCTCCTCCGAGGCGGGCACGTCGTCCCTCCCGCTCCAGATCTGGCGGGTCAGGCGCTCCCAGTGCTCCCCCTCAGGGTCGTCCAGCCACCGGGCCATCTCGGGGTAGGCCGCCAGCCAGGCGTTCCTCAGGGCGACCGAGGCTTCATGCCCCGGGTCGGGCAGTCCGCTCTGCCGGATGAAGGTGCGGAACTTCTTGGGGCCCATGCCCCCAGGCAGCCCGAAGTTGGCACACTTCATGAGCTGCCTTTCATCTTTCGTCACTTGGTCGGCCGGCTTGCCGAAGTACACGGTCGCCAGGTACCGGTGCAGGTCCTCGCCGGCGTTGATCCGGCGCAGCATCTCCCCCTGCGTGAGGTAGGCCAGGCAGCAGAGCTCCAGCTGGCTGTAGTCCAGCTCGTAGAACACCCGGCCCGGCGGGGCGACGAAGACCTTCTTGATGTTGGCCTTGTCCCCTCGGCTGGGCACCTGCTGCAGGTTGGGGCTGTGGCTGGACGTGCGGCCCGTCCGCATCATCAGCCGGTACCGGGCGTGGACCACGCCGGCGCCCTTCCAGGCCCGCAGGTAGGTGGACAGCAGCTTCTCGCAGGACTTGTAGACGAGCCAGGCCTTGACAACAGGGTCGTGTGTCAGCTGCGTCAGCACCTGCTTGTCCGTCTTGAGGGCGCCCTTGTCCGTCAGGATGGGCTCCTCGTCCGCCTCGTTCAGGATCTTCTCGACATGATCCCTGAACTCCTTCATGCACACCTTTTCCTTCCGCTTCCCTCCCCGGGGGCCGACCGAGGCCGGCGCCCACACGCCCGCCTCCTTCAGGGTGATGGCGGCCTCGCGCCGCAGCTGCCCATACTCCCTCTCCTGGTGGATGATGGCCACATCATCGACCGGGATCCCGGTGCGTTCGATCTTGTTGAGCGCCAGCTGCGCCCTTACCTGGAGCAGGAGCTCCGGCAGCCACCGGTCCCGCACCCTCTCCAGTTGGCGCAGGAAGACCTGCTTGGTCGTCTGTACGTCCGAGGTCAGGTACTTCTGCTGCTCCGGGGACATGGGGTGCCCCGGGAGGAACGACAGCCGCACGCTGTCCTTGCCCTCCATCGTCCGCCCGGCCAGTTTCTCCAGGCTGCAGGGGCGAGGGGCGCCCAGGTCATTCCAGCAGTCCTCCTTGGACAGGCGCTCGAGGATGTCCATGATCATGGTGTCCCACACCCTATGGTCAGGGGCGGGCACCACACCCAGCACGTCGAGGTCGAAGGCCAGGTTGTGGCCCACGACCACGTCGCCCCGGGCCAGGGCCTCCTGCACCCTCAGCCGGGCGGCCGGCAGGTCCTGGGTCAGGTCCACCCCGCCCGTCATCCCCGTCGCGAAGCCGGCGGCGGCGAAGGTGGGCACGCCCACGAACCCCGGCGCCCAGGCGGCGGTCTCAGTGTCCAGTACCAGGTAGTTCATGCGTCCTTCCCCAGGTGCGCCCTCAGGTCGAACTCCAGCTCCGCCGCCAGGGCCAGGGCCAGCCCCGCCAACTGAATCGTGCGGCCCTGGATCTTTGCCTCTGTGTGGTGCTCCACGATGCTGTCACACAGCTTAACCAGACAGTTGCGGATCTGCTGGTACGCACCATACAAAGAAGGGTAGCGGTCGGGGTTCGACAGGATCTCCTGCATCTCGTTGATCGCCAGTTCGGTGGCAATCTGTGTGCTCTTTTCACTTGTCATTTGTCTTCTTCTCCCACGACAGGTACAAACCCGCCCAGCCGTCCCACGAAACCGTCAACCCCTGCCGGGCGGCTATGGTGTTGAGCACCCTGCCGTGCGCCACGGTGAGGCCAGAACTGCCCTTACACTTACCGAGTAGGAACCTGGAGTGCCCCTGCGCCGCCGCGTCGATGACCTTGGTGGCCAGCAGCGGCTCCACTTCCTCGTCCCAGAACTTCTGGGCCTGGCGCCACAGCGCCTTCTCCTGCGTCAGTCGAAGCAGTTGTCCTGTTATCGCGCTCATGCGTCCTCCTTCTCCGCCCGACCGTCTTCGAGCCCGTAGCGGTAGGCGGCCTCGAGCGCGTCGGGCACCCAGTTCCAGTCGCGGGTGAAGTAATTGTCCTCGGGCTCCCCGCCGTCGCGCCTTCGCAGCACCCTCTTGCCGCCTCGCAGGATGGACAAGGCAGATCCATCCTCGTCGTCGACCAGCACTACTTCGTAGCTCATGCGTCCTCCTTACCCAACATGTACCCACTCGCCCGCGAGCTTCTTCTCTGTCGTGCCATCGAGGTCGTCCAGGATGGCCTTGACCCTGGCCATAACCGACGTCGCCTGCATCTTCAGGTCTTTCCTGATCGCCGCCCGTGCCTCCACCAGCAGCTGCTTGTAGGGCACAAGGGCGGTGCCCCAGCGGGCCAGCAGATAGTACGCGTTGTTCTTCTTGCCGACGAGCACGGGATCGGGGTTAAAGACCCTGGCCGCCCACACCATGAGCTCGTACCCGTGCTTCTCCTTTGCCTCCTGTGCGAGCTTCAGCACCCGCACCGGGATGATGCCCGCGTCGTAGGCCTCGATCTTCTTCTCCGCCGGAAAGAGCGCATGGTATACGGCGAACTCCTCGGTGGACATCTTCGGGTAGGGCAGACGAGACTGTTGCCCATCGGGGCCGGCCGTGTGAAGGGACTTCTGCCCGTCCAGCTCCATGGCCTCCACCAGGGCAATGGCCTCGGCGTCCATCTCCTCCGGGGTCTGCTCCTCGTTCATCTCCTCGATCTCAAACGTCTCGACTTCAATCGTTGCCATGTAGGTTCTCCTTCTCCACTAATTGACACTCGCATGTCCTACGAAAAAAATGCGCCTCCTTGGGGGCATGGGCGGCCCACGAGCCGCACCTCCAGTGCCAGAGCTGGTCACCCATGAAATCCTTGGTGCGGGTCCCCATGTGGGCGCCGCACCAGGGACACGGGATCCGGTCGCCCCGGTCCAGCATCTGACCTATCAGTCTTTGTTCCTTTGCATCCATTGAACCGCAACCTCCGCGCCCCCGACGAGGTAGGTGTACTGCCAGCCCGAGACGTCGGGGCACTCACGGCTGGGCTTCAGGTTCTCCGAGGGGCCCATGGTCAGCCCCCCCTTGAGCACCGACAGGATCACGGGGCCGTTGGGCACCCGCCCCCGCACGCAGCCCGCCTTGTCCACGCGCCGCACCTTCTCGGGGAACCAGCCGGTGTCGATCAGGTAGTCGTACCTGCCGGGGTTGATCCACACCCCCTCATCATATAGGGCCTGCCGATGGAGGGCCCAGTCCGCAACCTCTTGCGGGCACAGGAACCCCGGCAGGATGAATCTTCCAAAATCATGGGCGACGTGGCTGCCCTTGCCGAACAGCCCCCAGCCCAGGCCGTGCTTGAGGGTGAATGAGATCCGCATGATGTCCTTGGGCACCCCCTTGCGGGGCCGCTTCGCTGAAATGTACGTCACTTGTTGGCCTCCATGTGAAGAGATAACCTCGCTGCCGCTCGGGCCCACCGGGCTCGGGGCACCCTCTGTTTCAGCTGAGTATAGGGCGACGGCACGCCGCCCAGCTGGGCGCAGATCCTCTGCCACTTGTACCCGTGCCCCTGGTCGCAGCCGGCGATGATGTGCGCCCACTCGTGGATGAACACGTCCAGCTTGACCTCGGGGTTGAGCCCCAACGCCAGAGGGTTGAGCTCCATCCAGCATTTGTCCCCGCTCCCGTCCCGCCGGTGCTGCCGCCGCACCCAGGCGATGGTGCGTTTCATCCTGTTGTTGACGGACACAGGTATGTCCTGTATCAGGGGCGCGTACTCCGGGTGGTCCTCCGCGATCATGTCACGGACCTCGTAGGCTTCCTTCACCAGGTCACCCATTGAACCTCCTAATCCACTATGAAACCGTTACGGAACGCCCACTCGCACAGGTCCTCCTCGGAGAAGAGCTCCTCGGGGCGGAGGGCGCAGGCCGCTGCGTCCAGTACCTGAAACACATCTTCTTCACTGTACTTCAGGCCGTCTTTGTCAAGTGTCTCAACGACTTTTCGTTCCACGGCGCTGCTTCTGAACACCGATTACCTCCACTGTGTTCTCCAACTCAACTGCCTGGCTCCAGTCCCAACCAAAGGCCTCGGCCAATTCCTTGGCCTCCTTCTGGGAAGAAGCCTCGATCAGGTCTACCACATCGATGGCGTAGACCAGACGCCGCCGCACCTTGTAAAGCTTGATCATGGCTTTCCGCTCCTCAGAATCTCGAAGTCCACCACCTTCAGCGTGAGCCTCCACTCAGCCCCGCAGTTAGTGCAGGCAAGCTCCTGCTCCACGCAGGTGCCACAGTTTTCGCACCCACGATCTTCAATCACGTTGTGCATACACTCAGGGCACAGCACACCGTAGTCTTGCATGTGTTTCAAGTAATCTTTTCGGCTCATCATTGATGCACCATGCTCCTCTTGCTACCGTGCGCCGGTATCTGGACCCACCGCTGCCGCCCACCGGGGGCGCCGCAGCACCGCAGGCATTGTTCGCAGCGCAGGCCCCGCGCCGCCGCCAGGCACAGCATATCGGGCGACGGCTCCCGTGTCGGCGGCGTGGTCTCGAAGACGCTCCACCCCTGGGCATAGGCTTTCTGCCCGTCGCCCATGTACTCCACGCTGGCCATGCACCACGCCTTGAGCCAAGGCGCCCGCCGCCAACCGTGAGTGTACCCTGTCCACCGCTGAGGACACAACGCGGCAACGAGCGCCTTCCAGTACCGCGCCGGCAGGCTCGCCGGATCACCGTAGGCACCGAAGCGCACCGGGATCCCGAACGCGGGCAACTCCTCTCGATAGCCGCCCGCGTGCCACTTCTTCCAGATAGCGAGCGGCGCCTGATCCGCCCGGACGTAGCACCCTCGGCCCGCCCGCAGAGGGCAGGTGCCGCACACGCCCCGGTCACACCCCTTCTTCACCGCTTCGTGCGGCGGGATGTCCCTCGGGAGGAACCACACCTGCGCCATGGCGCCGGTCTTGGCGTTCTTGCTGGACCGATCCGCACCTGTGATGACGCAGATGCAGGGCACCTTGTTGAACCGGCTGGTATACTCAAAGCTTTCTTTCATTCGTTCTGCGCCTCCTCCATGAAGTGCATGAAGCTCACATCGTAGCAGTCCCCGAAGTCGATGAGCTCCGCCACACAGTAGTGCCTCAGGTCCGTGAGCAGGTCGACCACCCGCGCGCCCCGCTCGTCGGCATCGCCGTAGCGATTGAGCGCATCGGCCGCCCGCCACGCCCGCACTTGGTTGCTCTCTTTCACAGTACCTCCACTTTGGCATCGGCCAGGTCCCGGAATTGGGGGAAGCTCCATGTCTTCCGCCCTATGCGGACCCGCCCGTGCGGGATACCTTCACACTTCGCAGTCAGTACGATATCGGGCGCCTCCCCTTCCCGTCGCTGCGACCGGCTGGANATGCCCGGCCCCATGCCCAGGTTATTAAAAGCTACTTCGAAGACCAGCCCCGCCAGGTCGGGGGCATACCCCCACCATAGCCCCATACGCAAGGCGTCCCGCACCGCCCGCAGTAGGCCAGGCGACACGCCGACAGCGTTCGGTGACGGGTACTTGTAGAGGGCCGACAGCCACGCCCCCGNGTCCTGGGGGTTGGCCTTGATCACTACNTTGCGGGGCATTACACCACCACCCCCATGTCCTCCACCGGCAGGAGCCAGGGGCACGCCACGCCCTGGGCCATCCACCGCATGTGCTCCACGTTCCGGCGGTCTCGCCAGAACCTCGCCAGTTCCTCGGCCTCTGAAGGGGAGTCCACGCTACCTGCCGCCACTATCATTTGGCTCTTCAGCAGCCGGGGCGTGTAACAGCGCAGGATGCGGTACCCCCGATGGTCCGAGTTGAACCCGCTAGAACCTTCGAACTCCGCCGCCCGCAGGGTGGGCCAGGCGAGTAACGGCGTCCGGTGACGCCCCGGGAGGGGATGACCGCGC